GAGAAGCTTATCTGGGATGACCCGAGATATTGAGGTTCCAACAGTGGTGAACTCCCGCCCCTGAAAGAACCCCATACCACCCCCTATTTAAAGAGGCTATGCCCCGACACCTGCAAGCATCTTGGAAACTGCTCGACCAATGGTTGCATCGTTCAGCTGGTTGTTTCCATCCGCGATGGTGCCAGTGTCCGTGGTGCGTCGAATCGACCACGTATCCACCAGTAACTTTGTAGCAGCCTGCTCAGCATTACGAGCAAAGCCTGCTGTCTGCGCTTGATACAGGGCTTTCTGACGTCCCACGACACTGCTTTCATCCACAGACTGTGCGGTGGTCTGCGCTTTCTCAGTAATCATCTTTTGGTTAATCAGCAAGGTCTCTGAAGCGACTCGAGCGACTTGACCCATATTTAAATCAAACTGTGAAGCCAAGACACAACCTTGTTTAATCAGGTTGTCGTGTTCAATTAACGCATTTGCTGTTTGTTGCACAACCAACGCACGTTGTGCGGTAGCTGTCAAAATCTGCTGCTCAAGAAGCTGTGCTTCTAAAGCTGCTTTTTGTTGAGTCAGCACAAAGGTCATTGCAGCTTGTAGAACTTGCTGCAATGAACCTAAGTAGACCGTTGCGTACTCGGGCCCTTTGATTCGATTCTTACTAAACTCTGCTTCGAGGTGTGCTTTGTTTGCACGCATCAATACATCAAAGACACCATTACCTTCAAGGGTGGCAGAAGTCAGAGCCGTAACAAGAATCTCACTCATTGGGTATGTTCCTTAATCGATTGCGTTAGCTAAAGCCTGACGTTGAGCCAAGTCTTTTAACTCTTCCATCGTTAATGGCTCTAGTACCTCAATGGCAAACTCACGAATCAATTTACCTTTGCGTGTCGTGTTGCCTTTACTGTCGCGTGTAGACACAAAGATTTGACACTTACGTTCAACCAATTGATCGTAAATAATCCGTGGAACGTGCCAACCGTCTTCAGCGTTAAATGGAACATACTTGGCAAAGGTACCTACCACAGCATTACCTGTTGTAATGATTTCCCCTGCCCAGTCTTTTTTATCTGGGTTCATACAAGACAATCGAATACGTACTAACTCTGCAGCCTCTTTAAGCTTTCGTCCTCGAAACTGATCAGGGGACTCAACATGAGGCAGTGTAGCAATTGCACTTTCAACCACATCTTCAACCTTATCAGGCGTGTCCGATAAAGCCCCTTCTACTTTGGCTCGCAACTTCTCCAGACCAATTGACGGATGATAGGCAAGTCCCATTAGATCTGCACGGACTTTTAAAGCCGCAAGTTCGTCTTGGATTACTTCCTGATCTACGAAGTCGTTATCTGACATGGTATCCCCGAGAAATTAAAAAGAGGGAGGAGGTTTCCCCCCTCCCATTCAAACACCCTGCTTACAGACGGGCAACAGTCTTGATCAAGCCAATACGTTCTGGGCGCAGAACCATGAAGCCGTAATACCATTTGATGCTCATAAAGCCAGTCTCACCGTATGGATCCAGACGATCTGCAGTCTCGACACCAGGCTTTTTGTGTGTGACCACAAATTTCACAGTCTTACCGTCAGTTTGAAAACCGATGGTTGTGAAAGAAGCATCCCCAACACACAACATTGGAAAGACATCGAAAAATGCGCCATCGCTGTAGTTAGCTGTATCAGAGCCAATTGCAGCACCAGCACCAGCCCACTTCTGCATCTCAGGAACCACTACGATGCGGAACTGGTCAATCGCACCAACTTCACCCGTAGAGGTGATGCCGCCGGCTGAGTACTTCTCAACCGAGACAAACGCTGGATTGTTGTGCAAGTCTTTCATGGCTTTCAACGTAGGCAAGAGCTCTGAGCCACAGTACAGAATACGTGCAGCTGGCAAGGTCTTGGTGTCCACCATGCGTGTACCTGTGATTAAGGTAGTTTGCTTAGGTGTACGGTTGTTGTCCAAAGTGATTGACAGGCGCAGCAAGTCACCGTAAGTCACTAAACAAGTGGAATCAACGGTAGCGTTCGTGGTGGCAGCCCCAGCGTACTTAATGACACCAGCACTGTTGATCAAATCGATCTGCAGTGAGTCTTCTGTCATTTCGTTAGCACCAAAGATCATCTCACGGTTGATATGCTGCAAAAGCTCTGCATCAGTATCAAAGTCCATCGACTCTTGGGTGTATTCATCAAAGAAACCAAACTTTTGAATTGAACCTTCCAACTCAACACGTTTGAAACCCACACGGTTTACGCGACCACCGGTTTCTGAGAGCACAGGCAACTTACCTGAGATCGTACCGATGTCTTTTGATGAGCCGTACAAGTAACCTGAACCCTGAGCAACCTGAGTACCTGGCAAAGCAGCTTTGATAGCAGCTGCCAACACGCTTGTTGTGTAACCTAAAGCAAGTTTGCTAAAAGTTACTGTCCAAGGAGTTACAGAGCCAGTCTTTACTGCAACACCAGCAGTCACAGCATTTACAGCTGCAGCAGCGGCTGTTGCAGTGGCTTCAACTGCAAAGGTCATAACCAAACGATCCAAAGTCACTTCAAACTTTGACTTGTCAATCACTACACCGGCTGCATCGAGACCTTGATCATTGATGTTACGGTCATCAAGCATAGGAAGGTAGTGGTACCGTTTGATCTTTTTGCCCATGTTCTTAGGCATTGAGGTCACATCTGCCAATTGACTGAAGAACTGAAGTTTTTTCAGTTCAACCAGAGCTTGTTTTTGATAAAACTGAGTAAGGATCTGTGTGCCAACAGTCGAGTCTGTACCCGAGGCTGGTGCGTTGTATTGTGCAGCCATGATGTATACCTTTAAATTTAGAGGAACTTGTCAATACCCTGTTTGCTGAACTCCTCATCTGACATAGCCAAAGGATTAAATTCCTTGGCCTCAGACTTGGCAGCAACAGGTTTCGTGGAGCTTGCAGCCCGCTTTTTGTCCCGCAATTCAACGCTATCGACTTTAGGTTTTGGTGGTGTCACAATCGTCCCTTTTGGTGGTGCTTGTTTCCCTTGGATTCCCAAGTGGTCAAATCCACCGCGAGCTTGAATCGCATCGCCAACTTTCCGATAAGCTTCAATATCCGTTAAACCATCCAAGCGTCCGAACGTGCGATCCTGATCCACCTGTGCTGAAATAATGTCGTAGATCCCACTTGTGATGTGACCATTAATTACCTTCAACAACTGCGGTGCATCTGCAATCACCTGTCTGCTTGATGCGTCCCACTTATTGCCAACGACCTCGAGTGTTCGGGTATACGAGGGGGTGTCTTTAAGATCCCCTAAAACCGTATCCAACTCCATCTCACGTTCATCAACCGTGTAAGTTTTCGGCTTGTAATCACTTGCTTTCTCAGCGTCAAAATCCATTGGATCTAAACCACTGTCTTTGACTAACTTATTGATTGCTTCAGGATTCTTTTTATCCAAGTCAATCAAATAACTTAATTTCGCTTCGTCCAAGAGCTCATTCTTTTCGAGCATCTTCAACAGTTTCAGATTCGGCTTTAACGCCGCCATCTTTTTGTTGTAGTTAGCCCCCATTTGCATGAGGGAGATGGCATCCTCTGCGCTCTTGACCGTAATATCTCGTCCGTTAGCTTTAAAGGGTGCAAACACCTTTTCATACTCGGACTTGTAATCAACTTCAGCACCCTCTTCAGGAGCTGTTTCGGGCTTTGTCGAATCATCCTCTGCCTTAGCCTCTAGACCTTCAGGCTTGGTATCAGAGAGATCTTCATCGTCTTGCTCGTCCTCGTCAGCAGCATTGGCTGCGCCTTCTGCTGCCTCGTCCTCGGCATCCTCTGCTGCATCTTCTGCAGCTTCGTCTGCTGGGCTTTCATTTGAATCGTCATTAGCGGGTTCTTGAGCGTCATCGCTAAAATCTTCCATACTCGGGGGAGGTAAATTCAACATCTCCTCGTCCGACATATCTAAATAAGATTTCTCTTTGTCTTTCTCTTGAACCAAATCACTCATTATCTAAGTCCCTCGGCAATCAGTTCATCACGGGTTTCTTCATTATTAAGTATGGACGTTGCCGCTAATAATGATTGGTGACGAATTTCCTCAAAGTACTCATTCAATGAACCAATTGAATCGATCTGTCTATTAATATCTTTTTGTAGTACATCAGTCTGCATATTCGCTTGAGCCTTCATTAATACTAGCTGGACAGCAGCAGTCTCTAAGTACCCGACAGTAATCAGTTTTTTGAAATCCTGATTATTCATCAAGCGATCTAGAGCTCGCCCTTTATCCACCATTTTCTTGGCTTCTTTAATACTCGATTCAATTTCTTGTATCGTTTCAAGCGACATAAAGACCTTTATACATAC